AACAGAAATTCTTTCTCCGTAGCTTCTCTCATCTAAATTCCCATATTTTAACCAACTCTATTGTCTTGCCAAAGTTTATACGCCCATGTCCGGTATATATATCAACGCCTCTATCTCCGATATCATCACATCCATCAAGAATTACTTTTTTAACTTCCTTGGCGGTCATATCAGATTGGACGCTATAAACCAATGCCGCAAGAGCAGTTACAATGGGTGCCGCACTGGATGTTGCACCAAAAGGCATTACATCACATATGCCACCTTTGTGTGGTACGTTTTCTGCGCCCATAGGTCCATCGTCTGTTTTATAAAAACGGTCATCAGAGGGTTGACAAACAACCAATTCTTCAACAGGAGCACATACATCTAACAATTCTCCCCAGTTAGAACCTTGAGTTATCGGACCTGTAGTCATTGTCCAACGGGTATCATTTTTTGTAGAAGCACCGACGATAATGATGTTGTCTCTATTTCTTAACGTATTGGGAATCTCTTTATTACTATTACCCGCCGCAATAACAATCAATACATCTTGTTCTCGTGCATAGTTTAGAGCCTCATCTATTTTTTGCTGGGTTTGTTCAGGGTACATGCTTGCCACTATTTCCAGACTTATATTGATGATTTTTGCTCCATTTTCCACCAGATAAACGATTGATTTTGCAGTTGCTGTTCCCCCGTAAGTATTCCAGCGCTCAGCAAATTGTTCGACTGCAATCGAATCCTTATTGATCTCTTTCATCACGTCCATCATGGACATGTCGGGATTGTCTTTCATTATTTCCTGCCTACGTCTGAAAAGATGCTCGATGGAACCAATGGATGCAGTTAAAACTTTGCAATCGGGAGCTAAGCCTTGCATACCATTTTCATTTTTAGAATTTGCCACCATCAAACTTGAAACTAAAGTTCCATGAGACATGGTTGTGAATGTCAATGGATGATAGACTCCATCGGCGTAGTATCCCGGAATAAGCTGGTCATGCAAATAAGGATGATAGAAGTCAAACCCGTTATCAATGCAGCCAATAAGAACATTAGGACTACCTTTGGTAGTTTCCCATGCTTTGAAAACACCTATTTTTTCAAACAATTCTTTTTGTTTTAAAAATAAAGTATCGTTTTCAATTGTTGTCTGCGCAACGCAAAACTTGGATGATAAGAACAAAACAGTTATGACTACTAATATTTTTTTCATGATGTTCCTGATATATGAATAACTAAATTTACAGTCTCATCATAATTAGTACCATACCCTGTCGGATTGTCACAAAAATAATCCGTTTATCGGGTATTTTCTTCAAATGCGATATCAATATCCCTTGATATATAGAAAATGCTACCACTGAACTGCCAACTAATGCCACTAATTCTACATCCGTCATTTTTCTGATATATTTCGCTTTCCTTTGCATTCCTAAAAAGAGAAGGAGTATGGAAATCAAAATGATTGAAGGAAAAACTTTCGACAAACTTAAAATGTGCATTGCTGATTTGCTTACGCAAATAGACACCTTGCATTCAGAACCGGAGAATGGTTGGTTGGACAACCAAGCAGTTTGCCAGATTCTGAACATCAGCAAGCGTTCGCTTCAAACATTCCGGGATAAAGGTTTGATTCCTTATTCCCAAATCGGGCATAAGTGTTTCTACAAACAGGAAGACGTGAAAGAATTCCTCGAAAGAAACCGAATTGAACCAACAAAAAAGTAAACGTAATGAATATAGATGATGTTTTAGATTCTCGTTCTCAGGAAATGAACGAACTGTTTTCAACCATACGAATTGGCAGCAATAAGATTTTCAATTACACAAAAATACGGAAACCGACATTGCTTGGAGAAACTTTCCTTTCCAACAAGGAGGTTTGTCAGATGTTAGGATTGGGATTAAGGACTTTGCAGGATTACCGTGAGCGTGGTCATCTTGCATACTACAAAATTGAGGGTAAAATCCTGTATAAATTATCGGATGTTTTACAAATGCTTGAAAACAACTATTTCGATGTATGGAAAAGAAAGCATTTGTAATTGGGAACTCCAAAAAACGACCGAAAGGCACATTCTCTTTCGGTCGTTTCTGGTTTCATCTCAATTCAACAAGAAGTTCTGTTCTATATTTGCAAGAGGAAAATCAAGATTTTTAGTTTTTAAGATTTGCTCTATAAACCATGTCCTAATTGTTCCCGCTCGTGGCGTTGTCATTATAAAAGTTAAAGCAACAATGATGTTTAGGTCCACTTCAGTTATATCATAACTTATGCGTTTTCCTCCTGCGATGATGTGATATTTGCAGGTGTCCTCAATCCTAAACATCTCCTTTTGAAATATCACTTCAATATATTTGTCGATGTCTTTCAGGTAGCAACCAAAGAGTTCGCAAAGCTCGTTTCTACCCATCCATACATTGCCGTTCACCGGTTTAAAAATAACTTTCATTTTATTGTTGCTGTCAATCTGAACAGACAACTCCCCTTTATTGCTTACCTTTTTCATACTACCTCCTCCAATTTTAGTTTCACAAGTTCGCGATTGTTTTTCTCAAATTCAAGTAAATCATCCGTTATATTTTCCGAAATGGGGAAGTGGTACTTTTCCCCAATCCGGGTTTCCAGCTGTCTCATATCCTCATCCATCTTCATATTGGTTACTTCCGCATAAATCTGTGTGGTTTTTATGCTTCGATGTCCCATCGTTCTACTGACCGTTTCAATCGGGACTCCATTGGAGAGGCAAATGGTTGTAGCCCAGCTATGTCGCCCTTGATGAAAGGTCAAGGGATGTTTGAAGTTATAAAACTTTTGAAGTGTCATGAGGTGTCTATTCATCGTTGTATAACAGAAAAAATCAAAAACCTTATCCGTATTCTTTTTCCCCTTAAAACTCTCAATGATAGATAAAGGAATATCCAATAACGGTATATAACACTCCGTTGTTGTCTTCGTCCTGTCTTTGAAAATCCATGTATATCCATTCTTGTCCTTTCTAATGTCAGACCATTTCAGATTGTAAATATCGGCATAAGCCAATCCTGTGAAAACTGAAAAAATGAACAGGTTCCGGACCTTATTCACGTTTTTTACAGAATGAGGCTTTGCCAATATCGTACATAAATCCTCTCTTGAAATCCAGCGGCGGGATGATTTTCTACCATCTGTATAAAACCGCCTGACAGGATTTCGGTAAATAATTTCTTTATTAACCGCCCGCTCAACGGTGTGCTTCACAAACCGGATATAATTTTGGAGGGTATAAGTAGCAAAATTACGGACTGTAAGCAGATAGAAATGAAAATCTTCCATAAACTGTTTGTTGATTCGGGAGAACTCGATATCATCGACATTATATTTATACTTCAGAAAATCCCGGATTACATTATAGGCATTACCATACCTATAATAAGTTTTTTGAGCATGAGTAATACCTATGCCGTTTTTTATCTCTTCTTTCATCAAAAGAAATTCTTTCAGGAGTGTAACACCTTCTGATCCTACTCCCTGAATAGCATTTTTGACACCGTCTGCCGTAACATATCCGTGTCGTTCGATATCTTTCTGGTAATTCCGCTCTATTTCTTTCTTCAATTCTTCTAAACGTATATTGATACGCTTTGAGTCATTCCCTTTCCCTAAGCAACAGCCCTCTTTGGGATTCCAAAACTTTGGTTCGATTTCTTCTTTGGCACTGTACTGCACAATTTTCCCATCAATGGTAATCCTGCCCATGATAAGGCATTTCCCGTTTTTCTTTACCTTTTGCCTGTTTATATAGAATAATATATTGAATGTGCTACGCATGATATTGTAATTTAGTTGATTAATATATACTTCTCATTTATCTTTTCCGCTAAAGCCAAAATATCTTTCAATATTTTTTCCGTGGATACTTCCGCGTATGTCTGCGTCGTAGTTATATCCTGATGACCAAGCATCTTGCTGACTGTTTCAATCGGAACGCCTTCTGATAGAGTTATTAAAGAAGCGAACGTGTGCCTACTTTGATGGTAGGAGAGATTCCTTCCTAACTTACATTGTTTATCAATCTTTTTAAGGTGATTAAGAACGGTTGAGTATTCCGGTACTGGAAAAACTTTTCCATCAGTTCTGTTATTCTTGTATTTTTCTATCAACGAAAGGGGAATTTCCATTAACCTGATATTGGAGGCGCTCCCTGTCTTTTGGCGGTGGGTCATAACCCAATAGCTTCCATCTTCCTGTTTAACAATATTGTCGTATGTCAGGTTCTTAACATCAATATAAGCCAAACCACAGAATGTAGAAAACACAAATATATCGCGGGTAATGATGGTGGTTTCATTATCAAACTCTTCATTCATAATTTTTTTCAAGTCCTCTCGACCAATATTCCGATGTTTTATCTCAGGAGATTCCAACTCATAAGAAAAGAAAGGGTCTCGACCGATAATACCCTCATCAATAGCTTCAGAAATAGTTTCCCGTAATCGGGTAACGGCTCCCATCGTTGTTCTTATAGCCAATTTCCGCGTGACACGGAGATAATGAACATAATCTTCAATGAATGAATAGTTGAGTGCTTTGAATGAAATATCATCCAACTTATGTTTTGTTTGCAGGAATGCAACCAACAAAGAATGGTAATACTTAAAGCCGGTCAAAGTGCTTTCAGCCCTGTCTTTTCCAACTCTGGCTGCAAGTTTTTCAATCATCTTAACCATGTAGGCGCAGAGCGATTCTTGTCCCTTAGCGATTCCCTGCACTACGATTTTTAGGTCGGATGCTGTAATGTCCCGCCCGAGACGGGAAGCTTCGTTATAGCGGGAGTAGATTAATAGGTTAACTTTCTCTATCTGCCTGTTCACTTCATTGGCAAATCCGCTTTTCCCTTTCAATCTTCCGGCTTTAACATCCCATAGCTCAACAGCGACATCGATTTTCAAACTGAATTGAGCCATCGTTTTGCCTACTTGGATTCGTCCCATGATGGGAGAGAGTCCGCTCTTTTTCTCTTGATTTTTTTTCTGATAAAATAATACCTTCAGTTCATTTGTCATAACACTCATTTTTAGTTTTAAAATTACTTCCAAATGAGTTATTTGAGCTATGAAAAATGAACGGTAGGCTATCAATGCGCCACGTCAAGAAGTTTTTTTGACTTAAATCGCTTTGATTTGCACAAGCGGTTAAGGAATAAGCTTATAGATAGTATTTTTCCGTACTTTGCTTTGTCAAAAACAGGTAATGACTTAGTAACGGAAAAGCAACGAAAGACTACATTTTTTGCACTTTTGCGGGGAAGACAGTTTCGGACAACCACTACATATTCTTCTAAATATCAATCGGTTCATCCTTTTTCGCATTTAATCACTATTTTACGAAATTCATGATACAAAGATAGTGTTTTTTAGTGAATGAGGTATTAAAAAAGCCAGACTGTAATAAGTCTGGCTCGTTTTTGGACAGTACCCGATTTATAATTGCATGGTAATTATTTTATTCCCAATCCAAAATAACCTTGCCGCTTTCGCCGGTATCCATCACCTCAAACCCCTTCAGATAATC